ATAAACCACAGCGTGCGTGCATTCGGTCGCCGAGCCGCGTGGGTAGCACCACCAGATTTCACCGTAGCGGGGAACCTTATAGGCGAAGACCTTATTGGACTGCTCGGTGTTCAAGCCATCAAAGAAGTAGTTGATGTTCAGTTCGTTGGGAACCTCGCGCACAACACCGTTGTACAGGAGGAATCGGTCGATTCCGCACCAGTAATATATGCCGTCATACTCGATGACGCTGTTGGCCGAAAGAATCGATGAAGATGCGCTGATCGTGTCAAACGAGAATACGTCCGCTCCGCCTGTATAGCTGGCGCGAATAACGCTATCGAGCGTCCAGAAAAGACCTGCCGGATTCTGCCCGCCGCCGCGCAGTGGCAAGCCCTTGACCACTTTGGATGCAGCGATAAAGGCATCGCCAGCATCGCCGGTCGTAAAGTTCGTCGGATCGTTGGCATCAGACCATTGAACGTAGCCATTGGTTCCGAATACGAACAAGTAAGGATGCAGAACGCAGACGCCCCCAGATGCCGTAATGCCTGATATAGCCGTAAGCACACTGCTGCCGTAGATGTCGCCGATGTAGACCTGCTTGGCTGCCGCGCTCGAAATATCAAGGGCTGTGTCCGTGGCAACTCCGATAATGACAGATCCGCCACCAGCGCCGTCGTTCATGGCATCGAACGACCACATATAATTATCACCACCAATATAGCCAGCCGGCGTCCGATCCGTAGGCGCACTGGCATTGCCAAGCGTATCAATCGTCATGGACTGAACGCCATTGCCATAGCCCATATGGGTATAGACGAAATTGTTCAGCGCCTGCGTGTAAAACTGGCGAACAATACCGTTGGCGAAGTTACTGATCTGGCGATAACCACCGATCTTTCTTGGCAGTCCGCGCTGGAAGCGGCACCACTGACCGTCAACGTAGTTCGCGCCTTCGAACTTCGTGCCATCCCGTTTGATTCCGGGCTTAGACTGTATGTTGACGGGAGTGAGCATCTATGATCCTTAAGTGCATTCAGATTAGCAGCGGCCTGCTGCGGAGCAGGCGATTATTCTCCCTCTGCATCATGCTGCGCAGGCACTTGCGCTTCGGCCTGCTGCTTAATCTTTACGACAAGAGGCCACGCGCCGGAGGACGTCGGCAGGTTGCCAAGCGTCTGCAGTACAGCGTTGATCTCGTCTACGGTAAGGCTCAGATTGATTTCCATTATGCGCTCCAAGGCAGCGGAGGTGTGACTACCGGCGGCACGATCTGATCGTTGATCTGCTGGGCCACATTTGCTTCATACGCAGCAACCTGCTCCGCACCAAGAGCGGACTGCACCCAGCCAATAACCTGCGCTTCGGTAAGATCTGCGTAGGGAACGAAATCCGCGCCTTCGTCGAGAGTGACGCCGACCGAGCCATAAACACCGCCGAAGAAACCAGCTTCCTCGCCAGAAAGGGTCCAATAGACAGTGGACACTACGTCGGTGTGATTGTCGTATTCGGGGTAGCAGTCAAGCTGCACGACGCCCCATGTGTAAGATACAGCCATTATTATATCCCCTTAGAAAAGATCGTTCCATATGGTGCCGTTATAGCACCGAAGTTTGTTGGTCGTGCTGTCGTAGTACACGTCGCCTGCCTCGGCACCACTCGGCGCGGCAGCAAGCGGCACAAAGCGGACTTGGCCTTCAGCTTTGACACGCATGCGCTCTGTGCCGGCGGTAAGAAAATTTATTATTGAGGAGCCGGTACCACTAGCATTTGCATATGCCCTTACTGAGCCTATGCCCCCTGCGTAGGACAGCATCAAGCCGCCGCCATCCGCGTAACCATCCGGGGTTCCGTTTGCCGCGACCGCCTGAGCGTGCATACCCCCTGACACTACTACACGAGTGCCTGAAAGTGCGGTAGTCGTTCCCACCAACAAATTCCCGCCGCTGGTGATGCGCATGCGTTCTGAGCCGGCGTTACGAAACTGGAGATTCGCACTGCTGTCTACAGTTAGACCCGCTCCACCAAATGCCCCGCCACAAACTAGGTTAAGTGACGAAAAAGCACTGCCGGCCACAACTAGCGTGCGATCACTGCTGACCACATAGGTGGAAGGTGTATTGGTCCCGATCCCAACGTCGCCCACGCTGTCGATGCGCATACGCTCGTTGTTCGCCGTCTGCAGGCGAAGCACTGCGGTGCCACCAGTCGAGAAGGTAGCATTTATAAACGAGCCCGAAGCGTCTGCACCGGAAAAGAGTTGGTTGGCGCGGACTGCATCAGTTTCGAAAAGGGACAACGTGCCTCCGCTACCTACAGTAGTGCGGATGGACCCGTTGACATCCATACGCACGCCTGATGGCGCGGTGCCGAGGCCAAGATTGCCACTGCCATCCATGCGCATCCGCTCAGTCATGGTGACCGCACTGCCAACCGCCGCAGTCTGCGATGCGCCGGTAAACCAGACATGGTTATTCCCTGTTTGGGTGTATGCAGCCCGCTGCAAAGCTACGGAAGCCGAACTTACGAACGCCAGCGCTGCGGAGGTCGAAGGCCAAACGCCATAACCAACGACGGGGCCGCCTGAAGAAAACTCGCTGCCAAATGTGGTTATATGTTCAGCCCCAGAATAATCTCCGCCGATAATCTTGGAGCCAGCAGTAGAGGATACATTGCCTGCCGTTATGTAACCGCCGGAGACATGGAATTTTGACTGAGGCGAGGCCGTACCGATGCCAACATCGCCTGTGCTAGTGATGCGCATGCGCTCAGTGTCGTTCGTGCCCAGCACAAGAGGTTGCGTGCCGTCACTTTGGACCCATACTTGGCCGGCACGAAGGGAGCCTGTCGCCCAAGCTACAATCCCCCCTGAAGCACCGGTAGCGTTGACAGAAAACGAGGCGTAGTCGAAACTATTTCCGGTCGACGCCTGCTGCGTCCGCACGATAACAGGTATGTTCGCGGTGTTATTATAGGCGTGAATACGAGTGATGGGAGTAGTAATCCCGACCCCCACATCACCAGCCGCCGTAATGCGCATTTTTTCCGTAGCGTTAGTGGCAAAGCCAAGCGCGTTATTGGTCGCGTTTTCCACATACGCCAAGCCGTCGCCACGCATGTAAAAATACGCAGAGCCTACGCTCGAGCGGGCGAGGAACCCCGCGCCGAAGCTGCCCGTAGCGGCGTTGTTAAAAGATCCAACCCAATTGAAACCAGATACTGCGTCTGTGCGAACCTCGAGTTTATAATTCGGCGAAACAGTGCCGACACCGACGTCACCAGCTGCGGTAATGCGCATGCGTTCTGTGGGGGCTGTGCCGGTAATAAACCGCACATTGGCTGTTGCGTCTGTGCGCGGCGCAATAAGTAGGTCGCCGGCAACGCCCATGCTGCTATCACCTGTAGCAATATAACCTTGGACTTGGGCGGACGGTATAGCGCTAATCGCAGGGCCTTTTATCTGAAGGCCCAACGTGGCAGTGCCCGCTGCCCCAGCTAGGATTTGATCCCCGATTATATTTAATCTGCTTACGGGCGACGCCGTACCAATGCCCAATCGGTTGTTAGTATCGTCCCAGAAAAGGTTCGCGTTGTCCTGAGAGTATACGCCCGAAACGCCGCCAAAAACAACAGAGCCTGCCGTGAATGCTGTAGCCGTGCCAGTGCCGCCTTGACCGACAGACAGCGGCGTTGTGAGGCCCGTGAGCGAGGTAATGTCGCTGTTCGCGCCAGACTTCGCCGCAGAAAGAGCGACGCGCCCATCAGCTGCAGTCGCGGCTGTAAACACACCGATGCCAACCGACGTGCCGCCAAGGTTAATACGAGCCCCGGATTCTGTCGTTGCGCCAGTGCCGCCCTGCGCAACCGTCAATGGGAACGCGAATGACGAGGTGTCTGCGTCAATGATGTCGGTGCCATTGCAATAATAAATACCGCGAGAGCCCTGCGGAATAACCACGCCGACCTGCCCAGCGACCTTTACGGTCAGGCTAAATGCCCCCGATGTGTCGTTGGAAATCCAGTACTGCTGGATAGTCGCCGGGATTAAAACCTGCATATTTGCAGTAAGCGTACCGCCAAAGCTGTAAGCGATCCGGTTAAGGTTTGCACCAGACAGGGTGTATGGCGATGTTACTGGCGACGAAAGATCAATCGATACGTAATCGAATGCAAAGGCGACTGATTGCCCAAAGCCAATCGTAAAGAACGAGGTTCCGTCGCAAATGACAATCGCGCTGTCGCCCGGATTAAAAGTTAGATTTGGCGTTCCATTGATCAACTCACTTCCGGTTGGCGTGAGAGTTATAGCCCCGGTGCCTCCATTGCGAATATGGCAGAACCAGTCATTCCCCACTGTGCCAGAGCCCGGAAGGGTAAGTGCCCCAGCACCGCCGGTCCATACGAATGCTTCTGATCGATCCGCATCGCCAATAGCATAGTTGGAGTTCAGCGTCGTAACGCTCATTGACTGATTGAGGGTGGTGCTAATAGCCTTGATGCCAGCACCGACCAATGATCCCGCAGTCGCGGAAGATGTTCCGGCGGCATATTGCGTCGAGCGCCATGTCCCATTTACCGTGGAGTTGCCAATCAGGTAGACCTGATACGAAAGACCCGGAGCGATAGCGACAATCGTGTTCCCGCCATTATCTTTAACCGTGAAGGTAAAAGCGCCGGGGTTGAAAAACAGAGTTGTCTCTCCGACTGAAGCCTCATTGGCAGGAGGCATGATGATGCTTAGAGATCCAGCGGACGGCGTAACGTCCATGATCTGTGCAACAACATTGCCACTCGTCGCTGTCTCGACGGGCCAAGCCAGTGTCTGGTTCGCGGACAGGGCGACGGCCCGGTAGCTTACGCCCGATGGGTAAATCGTTGTGCCGCCAAAAACCTCAGTGAACGTCATGATTAATCTTCCCTGCGAGTAATGCCACGATCCACAATCTGACGCATATCCTCGCCATTGAGGGCCGCGAGAGCGCGGTTATAGAAACTTTCCCAGACCGGGATACGCTCATCGTTCTTCAGGAACGGCGTTGCTTCAAGGAGCGAGGCGTAGAGCAAGATGTTCGGCGCAAACTCGGTGAACCAGTTGGTCTGGGTGGTGTCGTCCAGAAGCGGTGGAAGCTCGTAATAGAGAACCTCATACGGGGATGCTGCGCTTGGCGTCGGCGTGATCAGCCAGTGGTTGTAATCGTAATCCGCGTAGAAGCGAGGCGTGCCGGTAACGGTCGGATTCGGATTGTACAGACGGAGATACTCATACGACCGGGGGAAGATCTCCACCCGCGTGTCGTTGCCAACGCCCGTGCCCACGAACATGCTGACGGTTTCGCGCCACCTATCCGGCTTGGCGTAAACAGAATCGCCAATGACGAATGTGGAGTTCACGACATTGATCGTGCCCTGCACCTTAAGCTCACGGGCCAGCCTGCGCTCGGCCATATTGATAAGCTGCGGGAGCTGCTCATATACCGTAGGATCGGTCGCCAACGTGGCTCCGCGCTCAAGGTAAGCCCTGAGGTCGTTGAGCAAACTGTTATACGTCATTGCGGTTGGCATAGTCTGAATCCTATAGCATTTCCTCGGGCTTCACAACTTTGATCTACAGATATTCAGCGAGTGCAGTTGCAATGCCAGCGACAACAACAAGCGCCGTTGCGGCCTTGCTCTTTTTGCCAAACTTCTTAGGAGCCTCGCCGTCCATCGGCAGGATCTTTTCCGCAGCCTTGTTGAGGACTACCTTCTCGGCTTCCTTCTTGAGCAGTTTCTTCAGGTTCATAACAACCTCCTTTATAGCCAGCCCGCGTATTTCTTGGTCTTCAGTTTGCGGTCATCGAGGCCGTGCGTGCCACCGTTGATCCGCTTGGTTAGCGCGAGGATAGCGCCGTCATTGACGCCCTGATCGCAGATGCCCCAGAGCTTGTTGTGATCAAAAAACCACAGTGCGCTTTCAAAGCCAAGTTCATTGGCGACGATGTCCGGGTTGTCCAGCACCTCTTGTTCGCGTCCGATGTAGATGCCGAACGCACGATAATTGTTTTTGCCCGTAAGCTGCAGAGGCCCACGTCCACGATATTTCCACCCGTCGCCGCTGCTCTCAGGGCCATTGCCCATGCGGTTGGCGTACACGCGGTTGGCAATTTTCATCGGCTGCCGTGCGTAGGCGTTGGCCAGAGCGTCGGTCGGGAAGTACTTGCGGAAGACGCCGCGCAGCCCCTTGGCGCTGTAGTTCAGGTTTTCGCTGAACGCCTTGAAATTTCCGCTCTCATGCGCCGTTTGAGCAAAGAAATGCGCAGCCCGATTAGGTGATAGCTTATAGAAAGCCGCAGCCGCCTTAAGTGTTCCCGGACCAAACGCGCCATCTGCGGTTACTCCAATCTTCTGCTGTAAGTTTACGAGGCTCATTTGCCAGCACTCCGCCAATCAGGAAAGTCATCTTCGTCGACCACACCGTCGCCGTTGGCGTCGTAGCGCAGGTCGTTGCGGTACTTCTCCCACGGTTCCATCTCGTCGTCATCGTCCTCTTCAGGCGTATTGGTGAATACGGTTTCGATAGTAACTTCCGGTAGAGGATCACGCGCTGGCTCAGGCTCGACAGGATCCGGTTCAGGCTCTACCTTGTCGCGCGCATTGGCGTTGAGGCTCAGGCCGCCCAGCAGGCCGACAAAGGCACCGATGATGGTCTGGAAGGCGGGGTTGACCATGTCGAGGATGGCGGCGCTTTCGACGACGTCGTTCGGCAGGAAAAGCCCTGCGACGAGCGCCACAACCACCACGAGGATGACTGCCGACAGGGTTACAATGGCAACACGGACCACGAACTCGACGGTGTCATTGACGCCCTCTTGCTTGCTTTCAAAGCCACTAAGAAAACTCATTGCTTATCCTCTTCCTCTTCCTTCGGTGCGGGCTTGCCATTCATGGGGCCGCTGCCCTGCCCCGCCATCAATCCTGCCAATGCGCCGACTATGAATGTAGCAATCGGGTTAATCAGCTTAAAAAACTCTGCGTCATTCGGTGCCTGTCCATCCATCGGCTGCGACACGAAAATCAGCGAATACAGCACTGTCGCGACAATGAACATGAGCGTGATCGAGAGGACCACGCCCACGATAAATCTCAGCAATTCCTCCGGTGTCCATTCATCTACTCGCTTCATCTGTAGTCTCATCAGTCGCAACCAGATACTCGGTGCAGTAGCCAGACGCTACGCACTTAGGCTTCTGGCATTCAGGCACTTCCCAGTTATCTGGGTCTTGGCAATCATAGCGAAAACGATCCTCGCACCCCAGCAAGAGCGCCGAAGCTGCGAGGAGCGTAGCCGCGCGCATCATTCCCTGTCTTCCTTCTGCTCAAGACGCTTGAATATCACGCCGAGGGTGTTGTCGACTTTGTCAAAACCGGCCTTCATGTCGGTGCGCAGCTCCTTCATGGTGTCGCGTATCTCGCGCACGGCCTCACGGAAGTCATCCTTGCGGACGTAGACCTCGGGTAGGTCTTTCTCGATCTGCTTGACGTCCTGCCTAAGCTCTCTGACAGCGTCCCAGACCACCTTTAAGATCCAGCCCACAGCCGCACCGAAGCCGGCAAAAACCCAGTTTAATACATCCTGCGTCACTTCAGATTCCGCAGCTTATAGATTGCCGACAGATACACCTCCGTGACGCCGTCAACCAGATTGCCCACTGCGCGGTTGCCCTTGCAGATTTTCTCGTGATTCTTCTCAATCCATTCGGCATCGGCCTCAAGGCACTTCAGTGCATCTTTTTCCATTTCGCCGGGAGCCGGGATAGCGCCGATCAGATCGTAAGCGCCTTGGTAAGCCTCAACCAGCGGATCAATCGCGTCGATGACGCCATCGTAGAAGCTGCCCAGCGCCTGATGCTGAGCGTAGCTCTTCGTGCGCCAGTGAGCGAAGTGGGCCAGATTGCGGGCGTAGAATACGCGGCTGATGAGCTGCTCGATCATTATGCGATCCGCATCGCGGGAACGATTACTGATGGAATAGCGGGGGCAATCGCGCCGGCTGCCGCGTGTTCGATTGTCACGGCGACGTTCTGAACCAGCCACATAATTTCAATATACTGGCCTGCAGTGACCGTCTCAAAGAACGTCAGGCTAAAAACAGCAGCGCCACCATCAGCTGCCTTTGGAACGCTGATAATGGTTGCGGAGTTGGCTATATTCGTGCCGTTCTTTCTGAACCAAACGGTCGCCGTGTAATCACTCGCGGCTGAGTTTGCGAATTGAATAGAAGGAGCCAGCATGTACGTCCCGGCGTCCGTGAATGTAATCTGGCTGCTGGCGTTCACGACAATACCAACTCCGGTAGTGCCGGTATTCATTGTGACTGCGGTTGCGGTTGAGGTGCTTCCCGTCTGGTCCAAGGAGCTTGAAGCGTTAATCCACGCACGT